GAAACAAATAAATTAATGGCTAAAGCAATAGATATTAATCAGGCTGCTAGGGTAACCTGCTTAAAACCAGAAGGTACTTCCAGTTCAATGTTGGGTACAAGTTCGGGTATTCATCCTCATCACGCTAAACGATATATACGCCATGTACAGGCTAATGTTTTAGAAGCTCCGTACCAACACTTTAAAAAAATAAATCCACAGGCGTGTGAAAAATCCTCTTGGTCAGCAAATCATACAGATGAGGTTATAAAATTTCCTATAGAAGTACCCGATGGATCGAAATTAAAGAACCAACTACCAGCAGTAGAAATGTTAGAAATTGTTAAACAAACACAAAAAAATTGGGTTCAAACAGGTAAAAACAAAGCTCTTTGTACAAAAGAATATTTATGTCATAATGTTAGTAACACCGTAACAGTTAAACCAGATGAGTGGGATAGCGTTACAGAATATATTTATAATAATAGAAAATATTTTGCTGGTATTAGTCTTATCCCACAAAGCGGAGATAAAGATTATCCACAAGCGCCATTTACCACAGTCTACTCAAGTAGAGAAATTGTAAAAGAATACGGAGATGCTGCATTATGGTGTTCTGGATTAATAGAATTAGCCTTAAATGCTTTTGATAATAATCTATGGGCTGCTTGTGATTATGTAACATTAAATCAAGCTAATAAAGATCATCATGAATCCAAACTAATGTTTGTAACCAAAATGAAAAATTTTGCTGGTAAGTATTTTGATGGAGATACTAGACGCTTAACATATTGCATGAAAGATGTTTATAATTGGAAAATATATTGTGATCTATTTAATAGTTTCAAGAAGGTTGATTATACGCAACTATCAGAAACAGAGGATAATACCGCGGGAATAGAGGAAATTAGTTGCGCTGGTGGTGCATGTCTAATTTAACTTTATTCGCAAAGGGTATAACTTGAGAAAAAATAATAAAAAGAAAAAACCAATAGATTTAACAAATAATATTGAAAATGCACAAACTGGTCATGCGTTTAGAAATAGACTAAAACCAAGGAGCGAAAATCAAAAAGACTATATAAGAACAATTGCTGAAAATACTATTACTTTTTGTCAAGGATTAGCTGGATCTGGTAAAACGCATATTGCTATAGGTATGGCCTTAGAATACTTATTAGACAATAAAGTAAGTAGGATTATTATTACCAGACCAGTATTAGAAGCAGGAGAAAAAATTGGATATTTACCGGGAACAGCTGAAGAAAAGCTACATCCATATTTATTACCAATTATAGATGAGATTCATCATTTTATACCTATTGCTCACTATGCTAGTCTTAAATTAAATAATAAGATAGAAGTAGTACCATTAGGCTTGATGAGGGGTAGAAATTTCCACAATTGTTTTATAGTTGCTGATGAGTGTCAAAATGCTTCTTATGAACAATTAAAAATGTTATTGACAAGAGTAGGCACAGAGAGTAAACTAGTATTAACTGGAGACGTTGGACAATCAGATTTAAATAGACATCTCCAGGGTGGTTTTATCAATATGATTAATATCTTAGATGGTATTGATGGTATAGGTAATTGTAGGCTAGAATCTTCTGATATTGTAAGAAATCCAATTATAGCTAAAATCTTAGCAAGACTAGACAATATAGAAAATGCAACAAAACCATAAACAGTGTCTATTGCTTAATGCGGATTATACTCCATTAGGAATAATTTCTTGGAAAAAGGCAATAATATGGTCTATGAGATTTAATAATAATCCAAAATATTCAATTGAAATTATAGATTTTTATAAAAATGACCATATCAATGGTGTGGATAAAAAATATCCTATACCTGCTGTAGCTAAGACTAATAGATTTTTTAAAATTAATAATCAAACTGTTACCTTTTCTCGTAAAAATATATTCATTAGAGATGATTATTCTTGCCAATATTGTGGTAAAAAATATGAATTAAACCACTTAACATACGATCATGTGATACCTAAGTCTAAATGGAGAGACAATAAAGGTTCTCCAACATCTTGGACCAATATAGTAACAGCATGTACATGGTGCAATAGAAGAAAAGGTAATAAGACCCCAAAAGAAGCCAATATGCCTCTTAAGAATCTACCTATCAAACCCAATAAGAATCCAAAATACTTGCCTATTGTCGAACTTCTAAATAAAATAAAGAAAGACATACCAAACGAATGGCTTGTATACTTACCTCAATCTTTTAATTATTAATGCCTACGTATTCTTATATTTGCAACAAATGTAATTCAGAATTTGAATTATTTACTTATATTAAAGACTATCAAGAACATCCTAGCTGTATATTATGTGGTTCTTGTGCAACTAATAGACAAATTATAAAAGACGCCATGACATTAAATTCTGCTGTTAAAAAAGCAGACAGCGAATTAAAAACATTAGGCGACTTAGCACAAAGGAACTCTGAGAGAATGAGTGATGACTATAAACATCATCTGTATACAAAACACAATTCCTATAAAGATACGCAAGACCTTAAACCATTGCCGTCTGGTATGTCAAGAGTAAAAAAGCAACCTAAAATTAAATGGCCAGGAACCAATGGAATGAAACATAAAAGAAAGCCAAAAAATGGATAACCTATTTACTATAAACAATAAGCCCACTCCAACCAATCATGTTGAATATTATACTATTATTGGCCAACATCACTTTTTAGACAATGATAAAAATCCAAGAACAAATGAACTATCAGATAAGGTATTTGCTAAAAAAAATATTTCTGATACAAAAATTAGATATTATATAAAAGTTGGCACATATGGTAAAATTTATAATCCTATAGGTTTATATTCTGAGGGAACAGAAAATAAATTTTTATCAAAAATAGGGAAAAAGGCATGGGAATTCAAAGAAGTAAATAATAGAATATTCGATATGTATATTAACTTTTTAAGAACAAAAAATATCGCATGGATCAATAATGCTGAAAGAGAGATGAACTAATGAAAATTACTAAAGAACTATCTTATGCTATCAATTGGTTAATAACTCAAAATTATTCGACAGAAAAAATAGCAGAAGAATTAAAGCTCACGGTTAAGCAAGTAGAACGATACATAGAAAAAAACACCCCGATAAAACAAGTAGAATTACCTATCAAATCATCAAAGGCACTACCAAAATCTAAAGAATTAATGATCAGACATACTAGAGATAAAAAGATAAATAATGTTTCTATTATGACTAGAGAAGCTTCTTCAGTGAATGATGAATTTAAAAAACGCGTTGCTAACCTTCCAGCAAAAAATCTAGAACATATATTTAGACCAAATGAATAATAATTTATTTCCATCAAAATATTCAAATGGCAAATCCGTCACTGCTGCTCAATATATTGCTGAATTTATTTGTGAAAGAATAGCAAAAAAACAAAATAAAGATAAACGAAAAAAAAAATAAAAAA